GAAGATTCAATCAACCCAGCAGAACCATCATAGTGTCCACTTCCAGCAAGGTCAATTAATGTTACATCTGAATCACCTTGTTCAATAATTTGAACATGACCAGTAGCATCATCAGCACTTCCTTGTACTAAACCCCACCAAATTCTTTTGATGTGTAATTTTGCACCATTGGCATGTCCGTCTAAAGCACTTGCATCTAAAATAGCATTTGTTGTAGTTGTATCATTAGATATGTTAACCAAAACCGTAACTGTACCACCAGCACCAGCTTGGTCTACGATTGTATCTCTCAATGTTCTTGTTGCGAATGCCATTACTAACTCCTCTTAAATTGCTAACATTTCTTTTTCAAAATATGATATAAGTTCTTTTTCTCGAACTTTATATTTTTTTGAAATTGCTGTTATAGTTTTATCAAAAGTATTTAGGAAATCTGAAGGTTTAGAGTCCATTCTTTTAAAAATATCGTCCACAGCATCTTTCATCTTGGGGGATAATTTCTTATACCCCTTAGATTTCTTATGCTCATCTTTCTCTATGACTGGTAAATACAGTTCATCAAACTTCTTAATCATTACCTTCTTCCGTTGCAGGCACAGTTTGTGCATAGTTTTTACTTAATTCTTTTCTTCTAGTTTCTAACGCATCACCAATTTTTGATTGCATTGCACTTTTAAAAGCATCTTCTGCTTCTAAGTTACTGCCATTAGATATTGCGTCTACAAATTCTTTACTAGTCATTATCATCTCCATTTCCGTTATTATCTGATGAAGCACTTCCACCAGCTATATCATCTGGTGATATTGGGGCTCCATCAACTTGTGGGTATCTTGTGATACCATCTGTATTATCTGGAACGTCAACTCCACCATCTTCTGGATCAAGTCCAGCTTCTTTATTGATTTGGATTTGCATTTCATCAACTTCTAAATCAGTCATATTTAGGACATTTCTTTGTACCCATTGTTTACTAAAGAATGTACCAATATAACTCTCTATCCCTTGTAATGCATTTACTTGACTTTCCATCATCTCAGCTCTTTTTAATTCTGCAAAGTGACCGTCTTGTAAGAAGTCATACTGAATAAGTTGTACCATAGTATCCCAGTCTTCTAAAGTAATCACACCCTTTAAGACTAGATTTGTTTTAAGTATATCTGTAAATAGAGGTGTAAATCTTTTACGAAGTCTTTGTACAAACTTAGTAAATTTTAATTCATCTCTTGTAATCTCTGTAGAACGACCTAAACTAAATTGTGATTCAGATTCCATTCTTGAAATAGGAACATTCAAAGACCTATACAGTTTCATTTGAAAATATTTAATGTCTTCTATCTCACCAAGATTAGAACCGCCTGGCAATGTAGTAATTTCTGTACCTCTACCACCTTCTCTTCTTGGTAGCCAAAAATCTTCTAACATTGACATATGATTTCTATCATCTCTGATTTCACCAGTAGATGCGTCATATGTAAGTTTGTTACGATATCTATTCATAACATCTTTTAGATACTGTTCTGCTTTAACTTTTGGTAAGTTACCAACATCAATATAGAATATACGTCTTTCTGGAGCCCTTGATACACGATAGATAACAAGAGAGTCCTCAATCATTCTTAATTGATTAACTGGTTTAATTGCTTTATGTAAATATGATAGTATATGACCTTTATTTTGGTCAATCAATCCAGAAGGAACGTAAGTAATACTATCTGGAGCAATCTTAATACCCTCTTGTGTACCACTAGCTATTTGTAAACCTTTGTCATTATACATGTAGTAATCGTTAACCTTTTTGATTAACTCAACACTAGTTCCATCTTTCATTTCTTTTGAAATTTCTTTGACTTTTCGTATTTTTCTTGGGTCAATGTAACGTAATTCTTGAACCCCTCTTTTTGGATTCTTTCTATCTATAACTTTGTGATAGAAAAGTCTTCCGTCAATATACCATCTACGAAATATGTCGTGACCTTTTACGTCAAAGTCTAAAAGTTGCAAGACAGAATTAAATTCTTCTTGTATTCTTTTCTTAATTTTGTTTGGATAAGGTAATTGATCTAATACAATTGAAACAGCCTGAGCTCTTTCATTTGCAACAATACCTTCATTGATAATATCTTCAATCGCACTATCTACTTCTGATTGTTGTGCAATATCACGATACCTTCTAATTAAATCTGCTTCGGTTCTATCTCTACCGTCCGTGTCTAAGACTTGACTAAAGAACCCACCACCAGCAACTTCTATGCTGCCGTCATCCATAGATGGAGGAGTGAATTTCTCACTCCCCTTATCATCTTTTATTCTATTAAATTTAAACCCAAAAAGTTCAGCCATAATATTAATCTCTCCCTACTGTATGAGTATATTTAGTAGGTTAAAAATTGACACCTGAAGCTTCAAAGTGTTGGTATCTCCAAGTAACTTCAAATTCTTCTAACGCACCAGCTTCGTCACTAGTTAAGTCAATTTGAGCAACCACTCTTGGATACGCACTTCTGAAAATATAAGTTTTTAGAATTGTATCATCTGCATCTAATTGTTCTACAAACAAATCTGTTTGATAGTCAGCAGGTGATGTAACACCAGTATTATTTGCAAAATCATTAATACCGTTATTCCATCTCTCCATTGCATTTCTTATCATAAAATCTGTATCATTATAAAATACTGTAGACCATTCTTCTGGAGCAGGTCTATCACCAGACACATAGATTGTTCTTCCTCTAAATGGTACTGGTATTTCACCAAGTGTTGATGCTGGTAAATTTGAAGCCTTTACAAGAAATGATGTTCTTCTTACATCAAGTCCAATTGCAATGCCAGGTGGTGGAGTTATTGTTACTCTGAACTGATTGGCACGAGCACCGCCACCAATCAGATTTGCTTTAAAGTCGTCTATATTAGCCATATCTAACCTCCAACCTCACTAAACGATATACCAGTTCTTGTAGCAATAAAGTTTAATGTAATAAAGTTAATTGAACGAGCAGGTTTTACAAAAATATCAGCAATAAATTCATTTCTATCTATGACTTCACCAGTATTATTGGTTGCATCACATTTAACTAAGAAGTCTGATATACCCCTACGTCCTTGAACATCTCTTAGGAAAGGTTCTATCAAATTTCTAAATCCTGCCCTTGTAAACTCATCATTGAATTCAAAGAGTTGGAATTTAGCAGCAGTTGATATTGCTTTTTCAAGAATTAAAAATAATCTTCTTACGTTAATTCTATCAAATGCACTTGGTTTAGTTAATGCAGTTTTATCTCCAAATAACACAACACCTTGGCCTGGAAAATTAACAACTGGGTTAATTCTTGCACGATACAGAATATCTCTTTCTGATTTTGATGGGTTATAAGAAAGTTTAATTGCACCTCTAATATTACCTCTGTTATATCCAGCAGGTGAGAACCATGTATCTGCTACGTTGTCTGTAAAAGCACAAAGACCAGCAGTATCACCATTTAATGGCACATAACGATATACATCATTGTACTTATCGTACATATATTTGTAACCACTATCAAAAACCATGTAAGATGAACTTGGGTTTTTATCAAATGCTTCTTGCACATTTTTTGTTGCAGTAGATGATAATGCGATACCAACTGTTGCAGAACGATAAGGTGAAACAAATCCTACACAATCTCTACGAGTTTCTACGAGAGCTGTAATCATTGTTACATGAGCATCTTGTGTTGCTTCTGTATCACCAGAACCACCACCTATTCCACCTAAAACTAGATTAACATCATGTGCATCTGAATCTTGGAATTTATCGTATCCAAGTTCTATTTCACCAGCAGTTACAGCAAAATCGTCTGTACCACCAGTTAATTCGTCTATTGATACTGGTATAACAGCAGTATATGCAGTTGTTGTATCTGTACCCCAATTAGAACCAGCAGAAATATGGTCTGTCCAGTAAATGAACAAAGATTGTCTGAATATTACGTCTGAATAATAGTTGTTAGAACCTTGAGGAGTTTTTGCATTTGGATTTTTTGACATATTTCCAAATACTTCTATTACTGAAGAACCTCTTTGTCCAGCAACACCGTTGTCGTAACTAGTAATATCACCAGTTGTATCATATACAATAACATGAAGTTCATCACCTGTACCACGACCATTTTGAGTATTATAAGCTGATGTGCCAGGAGCACCATCAAAGAAATCATAAAAAGCCCATCTACGTCTGATAAAGGAATTATTTGCGATTGCGTTTTGAAGTCCAGCACCATTTGGGTCATCTTTTAAACGAATTGTTAAAACTTCACCTGTAATTACAGTTACTTCATATTCGTTAAATTCGTCTTGAGCTGCGTATGCAGAAA